GCTGGTATAGTTACAGGGTCATTAGGCTCTGCAACTAGAGAATCCTTGAGATCCCAATCGGGATCCCTCGACTTAACCTTCCCAAAAGTGAAAAACTCATCTTTAGTGGCAAGTGAAAACACTTTCCCCTTAAAGATGGGAAGCCACAGTGGCATATCTAATACCTTATGATCATAATTCCAGGGTCGCAATGACATGTCCGTTAGAAAATCACGGGTCCTTTTCATAGTTGGATCAAGCATCCAAGCCCCTTTGACCATAGGCCGTGTTTTATCTTGTTGCAAGATATCAGAAGTTATTTTGATATCTAACAACCACGACATTTTAGTGTGAACTGAATGAGAAAAAAGAGGTCTTATATCTCTTCCCAACCTATCCAAATACTGCTCGCGAGCGGCACAAACTAATGGAACATTCATCAGATTAATATTAATCGGATGATCTTCTAATAATTTGGTCTTCTCGTTGAGTTCACTATAAGTGTAAAGAGGGAAAGTAGCTTCAGCTTGAAGATACTTTACATCTTTAGTATCGGGAATCGAGTAAGGGCAGAAATAAGGTCTCTTAGGAATCATATAATTCAATGTAGCAAAATCTAGTAAGAATCCTTTTTCAATTTTGGGAAGGAAGTTATGAAGCATGTTTTGAACTTGCTCATAACCAAAACGTTTTGCTTCGTTAAGTTGTTGGTTCCATTCATTTAAACTCTGCGTAGCCATAATCTCAGCATAGAGGTTAGAGGCTCTCTCAGACATAAAATTCAAGAATGTATAATATTCTTGAGTCTTATTCTGAGGGTCCCAAAACATATGATTCAATATGTCAGCAAAGTTATATGTATTCCGCAATGTGCGGTACCATATTAAATACTTGCTTAACCCTGTTATTCCACAGTCTTTGACTGCCGGACTTAGCAGAATAGGGAGCAGAGCAGTGACGAACAAAGGTCTATGACCTTTACTCATCATTGATCCAGCTCGATACCACAAACGTGGTACGAGCGATTTTAAATAAAAACTGATAGTTTTTATATGAGGTCTTTTCCAATCCCTATCCAGCAGACGAGCTAGGAGCTCAATACGGCTGGAACAGGTATTCGCTGAAACTTCCTCCCGCAGGGATGCGGGAGAAACATTCTCAGAACCTAACACTATTTGACTTGCAAATTGAAATAACTTCCATCCCTTCTTACCTTTATAGGTGGAAGGAGGGGAGATTATACTTTTTGCAAGAGAGATAGGAATATCCAAGTCTTTACACAGTTTTAAATATTGCTCCGAAACCTCTTTATCCGCAATAACTACATCATCACCAAGAACACGATACTTCTTAAACAAATAAGAATCATCCCCATGGATCTGAAATGAAGCAAATTGCACCAAAAGATGGTGGAATAACGCAAGCATAGCCCATGAGGACAAAGCCCCCATAGGCTGACCTCTTGTATATCGTATATAAGATAAGCCATTATGGGTGTATCTTCTACCTTTGGTTCCAGCTATGATAGGAAGGGCAAAATCTCAATCAATCATGAGATTGGCCCATAACTGTCCAACTGGAACGTCAAAAATAGAATCTAATATATCAATCAAATAGTTAACCGAGATCATGTCTGTGGCAGACTTAAGATCATAAGAATAGAAGCAATCATGTCCTTCATCCTTGAAGGACCGAACGCCCGATTCCTGATCGAAAGTACAATCACAGGGTTTGAAAACGGCAAGCAGCTTGAAAAGGTGCTTATGCAAAGGTAGTAGGGCTGTTTGAGTCCAATAATC